TGGTGGTCATGTTGGAGAATTTCTCGTTGGTCTTGTGATCGATAAAGCGGCTGGTGTAGTCGCGCCCGCTGAGGGTGACCTCGAACTTCGCCGGGTGGATAGACAGGTGATCCACGGCGCCTACGATCAACTCCCTCCAATCCTGTGTTCCCTGATTGATCAGGCCAGCCCAGATCGAGACGTCAATCGAGGTCTGCGAGCCCCACCAGGCAATGGTGTTGTATGGCGCCGGAAGGTCGCTCATCGCCAGTACGACCGAAAAGGTATCAGCCGAGTAAAAGGCGTTGCTATCGACATCGAATGAGTAGAACGGTACATGGATACCGTTCAACAGCAGGCGGCCGACCACCTGCCGGACGAGTTGCTCTGTCTCCTTGGTATTCAGGTCCACTTATTCACCTACTGGAATTTTGATGGTTTGGATGCCGTCAAGGCGCGGATCAGTGATGCTGTTCGCCGCGGCGATCTCGGTCCACCTGGACTGGTCGCCGTAGGCGTCGGCTGCCACTTTCTGCAAGCTGGTATTGCTGGTGGTAACGCTTGATGTGCCGTTGGCCAACGGCCCGGACAGGACGTTCTTCTGCATACGGTCCAGCACGCTCTGCATCTGATAGAGCGGTGCGAGCTGGGTCAGCGCAGCGCTCTGGCGTAGGACGTTGTTGGCGGCGCGGGCTACCGGGTTGCCCGGCACCAGGCCGCCGAGGGTCGTGATGTCGTTAACCGACGCCCCGACTTGGGCAATAACCGAGTGGACGACCGCCTGCGCGGCCACCAATGGTCGGATCACGGTTTGCACGGTGTCGATTGTCGCGTTGGCGAACCCATGAACTTGCGAAACCGCGCTCTTCACGGCATTGATGGCAGTTGTGACCGAACTTGAATTGATGATGCTGGCTAGGCCAAGCGATTCGCCGACATCGCTATTGATCAGTGCGTCAAGCGTGCCGGCCAAGGCATTTTCGGTGACTGGCGTGTCGAGGCTCGACACAATGAGCAGGTCGATGCTGTAGAAGCGGCGGTAGACATGCTCAAAGCGCTGGTTGAACGACTGGATAAGCACGTTGAAGTGGTAGCCGTCGATGCTGAAGGCCAGCGGTGCGCCGACGTCGCGCAGGGTCTCGAGTGTGGTAACCCGCTCCCCTGCCGTCGCGCCAGTTATCCAGCCCGACCACGCCAAGTTGTCGTAGTCCACGCCCAGCACATCGACGATTCGCTTCCCGCCCACCAGCTTGTGCACCACCATCTGCTGCTTGGCGCCAATCGTTACTGACTCCGGAACCTCAAGCCCGGTGAACTCCACGTCGCCCACAATCAGGCGCGTGGCGAACGGATCCCCACCTGGGGCGAAGTTGTCCAGGAAGGAAGTGAAGCTCATCGGTTATCCCCTTGGTAAGACTGTGCTTGGAGTTCCAGGCATCAACATGCTGCGGCTTGGGTCGAAGCCCTGGGTGCCGGTGCGCGGCTTGGTTGCAGATTTGGTCATGTGATCGACTACCACTTCAGCCACGCGCTTGCCGTCCATGTTCATCTGCACGATGATTGGGTCTTTGCTGTAATCCTTCGCCGGGACTGGAGCGACAAACTGGGCGGCCCCGGGCACAGTTTTTCTGTATTCGTCGGCGAAGGTGGTCTTGGATATCTGCCAGGATGTCGGCAGGATGGTGTTGGCGCCTGCGATCAGCGTGTTGAAGATAGTTTGCCAGCCGGTCAGGAACACCAGCGCGAAGGACTTGAACGCCCCGCCGATGTCTCCATGGAATAGCTGGATAAAACCGGTCTTCATGTCGCTCCATATTAGCTTCAGCGCGCCGCTGATTTCCTTCCAGTTGTTCCAAAGCAAAAACGCGACTGCCGCGATGGCAGTAATTACAAGTCCGATAGGGTTAAGGAGCAGAAATCGACCCGCAACCAAAAGAAACCTTGCAAAGCCGGTCGCTCCCATTACGAGGTAGGTCGCCATTCTGGCGATCCAGGGAATGATCGGAGCAAGACCACCGGTCCCGACAAATATCAGTGCTTTGGCCAACAGCCAGAACCCGCGCCCGGCGGCGATGACCATGTTTATCAGACCGCCGGTGATCAGGAATGCCGCCAACCCCATGAGGGCGTATGTGAAGTCCTTGATCAAGACCGGATGCCTCCCAAGCTCTTGAGATAGCTCGGTCAGCTTGGTGAGCATGGGGAGAAACACCGGCATCACGTTCTGGCCGATAGACAGGCTCAGGTCGTCCATCGCCTTCGAGAGTTCCAGGGTCTTCATCATCGGAGAGCCCTTGTTCGCCTCGATGGTCTGGCTGATGCCCTGAGCCTTGTCATAAGCATCGAGCGAGTGAAGCAAAACCGGCATTTGCTGCATGACTCGGGTGTAAATGCTGCCGCCAGTTCGACCGAACAGGATGTTGTTCTCTCGGCCCATGTCACTCAGCGATGTGATGTGGTTTTTTGCATAGACGCCCATCATCGCCTGAGCGAATTTGATCGTATCGGTGTCCTGTAGGTGCGCAAGTTCTGCATTCATGGGGCTGCCATGCAGGAACCGGGCGCCGCCGCCCTTCGTTCTCGTAACCTTGTCCTTTTCCCATACTCCCAACCTGAGCGCTTCGTTGGCCATAATGCTGGGCGTGAGCGCCATCATGCCGTGGGTGCGGCTGTAGCCGGTCATCAGGCCAGTGGCAACAGTCGAGCCGCCCAGTTCGCCAATGATTGGTTCCAGACCAGCGAAGATCGTTTTCTGGGTAAGCCCGGCCACAGCGACGCCGCCGTGTGACATGAACAGTCGCAGATCGCGCTCACTAACCATCTTGCCGCTCGATTGAACGGTCTTGAAAATGCCATCAGCGATCTGGGTTGCCTTGTTTGCATCGTTGAGCCCCCCCATCAGTTCCATGGTTTTGCTCATCTGCATAAACTGCGCGTGAGCCATTCCCTGTTTGCCATCAGCGAGCATTCCGGTCGCCACTTGGTACTGCGCAAGTACAGGGGATATGACTTTTGCAGCGGCCAGCGCCTCGACACCACTCTTGCCAGACTCCCGGAACGCGCCCTGGGCGTCGGTGAATATCTTGGTTCGATCCATCAGCGATGTGCCGATGATCTTGTTTGCCTCGGAAAACTTCATAGCCTCCGCGATCTGAAATTGCCCTAGCCCCTGCTGCTGGAGCTTGGCCATCTCTTTCTGGTACTTAATGACCTCATTAAGCGGGCCCTTGAACATCGAGGCCAGGCCCAGGCCGCCACCAAACATCGCTGCGCCGATTGCGCCCTGCTTGCCGATAGACGCCAGCTTGGCGTTCAGCTTGTCGACATCACCACCGGTGGCGGACAGGCCCTTGCTGATCAAGGCCATGCCAGCACTGACGTGGTTGATCAGTGATAACTTGACAGCAACGGAATACGCCTCAAATGCCATAATGAACCTTCCTTCTACATGTACAAACCACCGGACGGCTCATTCAAGGTGCTCAAATGTGCCGGAGCTTACGCCCTGGTCAAGACCGGGAATGGTCCAATGTGTGCGTCACAGAGTGGCGTCATAGCCAAGAGGGTGATGAATCACCGAACCTTAAAACATCGCCCTGATGGCGTGTGCGGCGGCTAACTTGACCACTTCGAAGGAGAGCGAAAGCCCTTTATCCTGAGCGATCTTTTTGACGGCGTTCCAGGCGCTCTTGCTGCGAATACCGGCCAGAAATTCATGCCCTGCCCAGGTAAGCCTTTTCAGGTGACAGGTAGTCCCCGATCTACCGATGCCGGTTCTGCACTCGCCATCAGCAAGCCCAGCTCCGATCAGTAGATCCATGTGGTAATTGACAACCTCTTGCGAGTAGCCCTCAACATCGCACATACATAGAACGCCCTCGGAGCTTTCAAGCTCAACGAGCAGCACTCTGATTAAGTCCCAGTCTCTTTTCATATGGAGCCCCTTTAGATTTCCCAGTCGTAGCCAAGCGATGCGTGGATCGCCTGCCCGCCGATAAGCCCTGTAACCGTCGCATGACCAAGCGTGCGGCGGATAAACTCCTTATTTGTCAGCAATGCCGGTCCCATCACCGGCCGTGCTGGCATTTTTGGCGTGCCAAATTCGTGGTAGGCCATCTTCGGGTCGGTTGACCCGATCACAGCCTCAAGCACTGACGTGTTGTGCGTGATACTGGACTGCATGGCACCACTGGCCAGCAAAGGCGCGTCGGCCGGGTAGCCCATCTTGGCCTTGTGCTCTTCCGTGGAGTCAGCCAGGTCCGCCCAGGCCGCAAATGGTCCAACACCTTTCTGGTAGTGGCCTATCTCGGCCTTGGCGGTCTTCTCAATCTTCTTAGCGCACTTCTCAAGCCCGGCGTGCAGGCTGGCAAGCAATGCAGCCTCTTGACCAGCCATGTGCAGCGCCAGGCTGCCCAGGTCTTTGAAGCCCATGACTCAACCCTTCTTGTCGAACTGCATGGTGTGCCAGTTCCAGACGCCTGAGCCCTCGAATTCCGAGAACATGATGGAAAAGGCAAAGCGCTCGTAGTCTTCCAGCGGCCCGCAATCATCAAACAATCGACCGAACGGAACCCCGTTTTTCACCAGCCAGCAATCGCGGCGAAACTCGGGGTTCGTTGCTAGTTTTTTGCTGCGGCCTGCTCGGCGCCAAGGCCTTCCTGCAGTGCTTTAGCGTCGGCCTCGGCTTTTGCTGCCTCATACTTCTCCAGGAAGTGCTCGTTGATGGCAGCCATGCCCTCTTCGCCCAGTTCCTGCAGTACCGCTTCGATCTGCTTGTTGGTCTGCGGAAGGCCAAACGGCGTGTTATCGATGTAGACGACCATTGCGGCCGGCAGCGCGAAGCCGGACATGTACGTCTGGTTGCTGGCGATATCACCGCCGACAGCCATCACAATGCGGCCTTGCTCCAGCGGGCCAAGCTTGCGCAGCTGGATGGTACGACCGCGGCTGTCGTGGATCGTGGTGAACTTGGGTTTCTGGTCAACGTGGACCGGTACTGCGGATTCGGTAACTTTTACGGTAGCCATGGTGAAAGCCTCTGGTCAGTGAGTCGTCAAAGAACATGGCGTGCGGGGGGACGAATCCCGCGCCCTGCGGCTGCCATGCAAAACTAAGTCAGGAAACTTTGCGGCGGCGACGGGCAGTGAAGGTCATCGACTGCTTGATGGTCTTGTCGCCTTCTTTGTCGCCGGCGTTATCCATGGTCAGGATAACGTGCGTATAACGCCATACAGTGACACCACCACCAGGCTCAGTAATCGTTTCGGTAATCACCGCGGGGTCGCGGTTAATACCGTTGTAGTAGTCGTCCTCGGCGTGGGCCTGCCAGTCATCAAGTGCAGAATCGACACGCTCAGCGTCGAAGCTGCCGGTCCAGCCCTTGTAGAGTTGAAGCTCGTCAGTCTCGCCATTCAGCGGAATGATTTCGACGTTTGTGACTTTTGGCTTTGACTTGAAATTCATCAGCTTTTTGAGCCGAAGCGGCCCGTATGGGGTGTTGATGTCGATAGCGACGTCTTTCCCCGTGTTGTATCCACCTTGCATGGCGTTCTCCAAACGGAAAACCCGGCTCTAGGCCGGGTTTGATAGTGGTTTCGTCGCTTACGCGGCGCGGGGGGTGGCGGACGCAACGATCGAGACCGATTGACCGGCCTCTAAATTCACGAGGAAGTAGCGGATCACGGACAGGTACTTGACCTGCACGTCAGCCTGCATATAGCCCAGCGCCACGCGGGCGTCCGGGTTGTTTGCCGCGTCGATCTGCACCGAGAACGCCGGGCCGCCGTTGACGTCGCCGATCATCCCCTGCTGCGCCAGCGTCTGGAGGAAGCTTTCCATCGTGGACTTGGTGGTGCGGCGCACATCCGGCGTCTGCAACTGACCGATCACACCGCCGAACGAGGCGGCAATGGTCAGCGAAATGAAGTTGGTCATCCGGGTGTAGTTGTCGCCGCTCACCGACGAGTTGCTGGAGCAGTTCAGGCCAGAACGATGGCCGAAATAACTGCCGCCCGGACAAGGGTTGGTGATGACGTCCAGGCGTGCGGTATTTATCGCGCCGATCTCGGCGACGCTGTACGGCTGTTGGGCCAGGTTGCGCTGCGTCGATACCGCATTGCTGATCGGCTTGTTCAGCGCGTTCTGGTTCGGCGAAAGCGATGCGATCTTGGCGGCGGCGAAGGTTGCCGGCGCGATCATGCGCTGTTGGCCCCTCACTTGATCCTGCCAGTAGACCCAGTCGCCAGACATCACCTTCAGCGCGTAGCTGTCACAGCCGGCGGCGGTCAGCGCGGAGGCCACGGTGGTGTAGGAAGCGCCAGCCACGCCCTGAGTGACCATGTAGCAGCCTTCGGACAGGCCGTAGGTCAGCATGGTTGGCCACTTGGTGCTGTCAGTGACGTCGACCAGGTTGGCCACTTGAGCGCCAGTGCCGCGCAGTGCGTACATGCCTTTGCGAGCCGAGCCGATCACACCATCCACACCAATCAGCACGGCATCGGTCAGAGTGGTGTTGCCAGAGGTGCCAGAGGTGAACGCTACGGTCTGGGTCAGTGCGACCGGGGCCAGCGCTGTAGCGCCGACGGTGGCCACAACAAGCTGAGACGCGCCACGAATGCCGGATTGACCGTTGTTGACCGCGCTGACGATGTTCTGCCACAGCGCCAGGCCGGTGCCGGTGATGTTATCGAACACTTCAGGCGAAACGCCCGGCAGCGAAATGGTCAGCTTCCAGCTCGAGGCGGCCGAACCGGTGGACAGGGTCGCGCTCAGTGAGTTGCCAAGGGTGCCGGTGTAGAACGCGGTCAGGGTTGCACCGATTGCGGCGCCAGTGTCCTTAAGCTTGCTGGTAGCGGCAGTATCGGTGCCGTCGGTCACGCGCACGGCGCGGATGTTGGCGGCGCCGCCCTGAATCGACACAGCGATCGCGGTGCACAAGTCGTACTTGCGCACGGTCTGGGTGCCGAACTTCTGCGAGGCATCACCGGGAGATCCGATCAGCGTGGCGCTGTTCACCGGGCCCCAGTCAGCAATGCCGACGATGCCGAGGATGTCAGTGGCCACGCCGTTGATGTAGCGCGTCTTCGGTGGAACGATCTGGATGTAGAGATCCGGGGCCTGAAGTGCCGCCGTGTTCAAGCTGCCTGCCGGGTAAATGGGCATGGCGTCCTCCTAAATGAAAAAACCGCCTCAACGGGCGGTTTTCGGTGTGTGGGGTTCGCCTGTTAGGCGTTGGCGACTTTCAGGACGTTACCCGCACACTCGCCGGCCAGAATGGCAGCGACCTCGGCGGCATCGGATATCTTCTGACCGACCTGATAGTCAGCGAAGGCGAACTTGACGATCAGCTTGTACGGCGATGGTGCTGCCTTGGCCTTTGGGGCTGGCACAGTGACTTGTGTATGTGGAATTTCGGAGTCCATGGCGGGCCTCAAGGGTTGAACGTTTTAATGGTCTGCCCAGACTGGGCGTTCACGATGTTCAGCACTGGCGCGATCACTTCGGCCGCATTCAGCACTTGCGTTGTTGCGTAATCGATCATGTAGAACAGGTCGATCCTGTATAGGTCGGCCTTTTGGAGTTGGTCGGTCATCAGTTGGCCGTTGCCGGTGATCACACCGAACGAACCGTCAATGAACGAGATGTTGTTGCTGTCGGACAGTGCGGAATCAAGCGGGCTTGCTACAGCGTCACGCGCCGCCGGGCTGTTTGCCCAGACGATGATCTGCACGGGCTGTTCCTGGCGCTTCGTTTCCTTGTAGGCCGTGCCGAAACCGCCCACCCTCGCGAAGGCCGCATGCCCCCCTGTGAGGGTGATCACGGGTCCAGCGCTAGAGGCGCCTGGGACAAGATACGCAAGCCCGGTCGCAGCACTCGTCAGCGTGTCTGACTGCTGCACGGCATAGACATAGCTGGTGCCGTTAAGGTTGATCATGATGTTCTGCGCGCTGATCGTTCCGGAGAGGGTTACGACCGACCCCGCAACTGTCATGGTCAGCGTGTGCGCCGGCGCAGTCAGCGGAACCCAGGATTTGCCCAAGTAGCGCGTGGTGCTGCGGTCCTTGCCATGCGGGTAGATGCTGATGTGCGCCGTACCGGCAGCCAAGTCCTTTTCAAGTTGCTCGGGAACTGGCCAGCCTGGATAAACCCGGATGGGGAAGCCCGCAACGCTAGGCTGGCCAGCGCCGTTCGGATAGACAACTCCAGCGATCTGGGCTGCGACCTGCTTCATTACGTCGGTCAGGCTAGCCATGAGCCAACTCCCAGTCTTCTGCGGTGAAGTCGTCAAAGCTGAAGGCGTATGGATAGCTCTCAGGGTCGTTACGGCGGTGAATTGTCAGGCCAAGCCCGCTATAGCGGATGTAGGCCTCGCCACCCCATGACTTACGGAAAGCGAAAGCTGTGGGGGTTGACTGCAGGTGCTCACGAAAGTCTCTGCCTGTATCCATCGTCACACCTGTGCCTGCATGGCCGTGCATCGCCAGCCCATGTCTGTGAGCTCGGCGCTCGAAATAATGTACTTGCGGCCAAGCTCGTCGCGAATCACATCGCTGGTGCGAAGGATGATCCCTAGGTAAGTGGGCATTAGGACTGCCCACCATGGCGTTCTCACGTCGAGCGGCAACTTGGTTTCATTCCCCTCCCCCTTAGTGCCCTGCAAGATACTGGCAGGCCAACCGGTCATGAGCGGGGCCTCTGAATCCTTCGTTCCGCCGGAGTAAGCACCAAGACCAACACTTTGATCCTGGTGATCACGCAACACGCTGACAACGCGGTTCGTCTGCACGCAGTAGATCGGCAGCGTGTCCTGCATCGCAGCGATGAAAAACGTCCCCTGCTGCCCCACCAGATAGTCGCCGACGGCGAACTGGCGCGCATCAAACAGACCAAGCCACGTGGCCTCGCCGTATTTGTTCGGCGCGCTGTACGTGAACTTGGTAGTAAAAGAGGCAGGCAGCGTCTGCAATGCGGCTGACGACAACGGGTTACTGGCGCTCGTGGCGCGAAATTGCTGGTAGTCGAAGCCGATACGCTTGGCTGCCTTGCCGTAACCGATGTATATCTTGGCCTGGAGCTTCGTACCGTCCATGTCACCCCCTGGCCATGCTGATACCGCCATTGCCCAATGAAGGACCAGGCGGGACACCGATAAAGCCACACAACTCGCGGCGCCAGATCCGGTAGAGACTCATCCGGTCGGAAACCTCGTTCTTGTTGTGCACCCAAACGGCGGCCTGATCCGTATCAAGGTTCTCGGTGGCGGACAGAACATCCGTTTCCAGTCCGCCCAACTTGGTCAGGAACGAGGTCATGGTGACCTCTTCCTCTGGGCGTAAACTGTCGAGACGGTGATTCAGCGTTTGCCAAATCATCGGCGCCACCCAGCCCCACGCCGTGTCGCGACGGTCGTCAAGCGTCACATCACCCTGCATCGGGTAGCCGGCGTAACGGCGGGCGTCCGATTTTTGCTGGTCAGTAAGCATGTTCGGCCCCTGCTATTACTGATGATCGCCGACTCGGCGCATTACGAATTCTTGTCTTTCGACGGTTTCTTCTCTGCATACAGCTTGTGCACGGACTCATCGAAGCTCGAAGCATCGATCAGTACGTATTCGCCCTGGTCTTCACTCCAGGGCTGAACCTTGATTGGCTCTTCGTTCATGTGTTTCTCCAGAAAGGAATGAGCCCGAGGCCGAAGCCCCGGGTACAGTCATTACGCCAACAGCAACGCAGTGTGTTCCGGCTTGACCATCGCGACACCCCAGGCCAGTGCAATTTCGTACTGGATCTGGCGATATTGCTTGTACAGCGAGATCTCGAACGACAGGCCACTCACCGGGTCAGTGATGATCATGCGATCGGAGGCGCTGTCGCCGCCTTCTGGTAGTGCTGGGGCGCGGGTGGCAACGGCCAGCGCCGATCGAGCAAATGCCATGTTGCGGGTAGTCGCAGCGATTACGGTGATAGCGGTAGCTGCGGCCGGAATTGCCTTGCGCAAGCCTGGAGCCGCAAGAGTTATGGTGCCGCCTTTCGAAGCGTCAGCATCACCGGAAGCAACCACGTACTTGTTGGTGTCGCCGGCAAAAGTGATCACGTCACCAGCCAACACTTTGCCGGTACCAGCCGACGCCAGGGTGATCACTGTAGTACCAACTGCGTAGCTCTCAGTGTCGGTGGTGGCGTGGGCGCCGGTACCTGCGATAACGGACTTGACCTGAGCAGACTCACGAATAGCGAAGCCGTGCACATCAAGCAGCACGCCACGACGCAGCAGCGAGGTATCAGCGGCTTCGTTCGCCTTGGTCAGTTGGCCCAGGGTGCGCATGCTGGCGCCGGCGGTGGTGTCGAGCACCATCTGCAAGTCGCTCATCGGCGCGCCGTTGTCCGACAGGATTTTGCGCATCTGCGCGGCTTCTGCCAGGTTGGTGGCAAACGGGACAGTGCCAGGCGTGCCGTAGGCGCGGGACGACTTCAGGCACAGGGCCGCGATGTCGGATTCCACTTCGTTGACCAGAGCACGCATACCCTGTGCGAGCTGGTCGCGCAGGATCACGTTGTACGAGGCGCCGTTGTTGTCCAGGCCGCGTTTCTCTTCACCGTTCCAGCGCACCGGTACACGGCGAGCCTTGGAAATGGTCATCGACACGGAACCGATAGTTTGGTCGCCGTCGTTTGGCGGAGTCACAGCCGGGGTGATGTCAGTTGCGGTTGCAGCCGGCGCCACTGGCGAGGTGACGGTTTGACCAACAGCAGCACGGTCGTAGGTCATGTCGGACGAAACGGCGGGGATGAAGCCCACCAGTTCGCGGGACACGACGTCCAGTGCGTTGTAGATCGTGGTGGTAAGGCCGGTGAGAGTGTTACTCATGGATTGCTCCTAGGGATCAGTCGGTAACTTCACCGCCCGCAGACACGTGCGCATGCTTGCCCACTGGGTCAAGTGCGTCGAACTGGGAGCGGGAGATTGATTTATTGCCTTGTTCGCCATTACCAGCATTGTTAAAAGCGCCGGAGCCAGAGGCCCCAGTCCCTTTCAAGATGTGATCGCGGTGCGGGTATTGCTCAACAAGGGTTTCGATTGCTTCATCGAAGTCGGCAATCTCGCCAGGACGCGTGCGGCTGTAGACTTTTTGGCCGTACTGATCATAAGCGATGGTCTTGCCATCCTCGACCTTGAAGGCGGCGCCGAATTTGGACTGAACCAGATCTGCGGGGATTGCCAGCTTGTCTGCGATGTACTTAGAGCGGCTGAATGCACCGCCGATCTTTTCTTCATAGAGCTGCTTTTCGAAGGTCTGCGCCTTGGCGGACAGCTCATCAACCTGGCCCTGATAGGCCTTGCTGATTTCGTTGCGTACCACATCGATCTCACCGGCATCCACCAGCTTTTTCTGATCGAGCTTCGACACGATTTCGAGGGCTTTCTTGGCTGCCGCGCCGTCCGTGATCCCATCGAAGGACTTCAAGGCAGTTTCAGCAGCCTCTTTGCCTTCACGGTGGGACTTTGCTTCTGCGTTCAGGCGGGTGATCGTGTTCACGGTGCCAGGAGCATCAAATGCGACCTCTTTGCCATCGTCGTACACGTACACTGGTTTGCCATCTTGCAGAACTGCGTGGCCTTGGTCATCCAGTTTCAGCTTCATTAATACTTCTCCGGGCATCCGCCCATTTGTTGAGCCATCCGGCCCGGTGCGGCGTTATCCATCCGGAATTGCGCCCATAAAAAAGCCCCGACGTGTGCCGGGGCTGAAATCAGCGCTCGGTTACTGGTTATCGAGCGGTCGAGCAGCAGGCTTCAGAGGTTGAGCCTTGAGCTTCGCCATCTCTTCATCCCAGTCAAGGTCTTCGCTGAGCAGGCCCCGACGCTGGACTTCGGCAAATAGGCTTTGGTCAGACAGAATGCCATTGATGTTCATGTTCAGCAGGAAAGGCATAGTGGTTTCAGGGCTGAAGTCGACATCAAAGTTGCCCTTGACCTGTACGTGCCCGCCTTCCCGAGTCTTCATCCAGTCGGCGAAGAACTGAAGCGCTTGGTCGAGAGCATCCTCGAGTTGCCCAGCCATGGTTTGCAGCGGACTCATCTCTTGTGCCGCCTCATCCTCGGCCTGCGTGGCCGTCTTGACCGACTGTTTATCTTTCTGGAGCAGCTTAGCCCCAGCCAGGCGCATGTCATCGACCAAATCCAGCAGTGACTGGCGGCCCGCCTCGATGGCTTTGCCGGTGTGTTCAACCCACTTCATGTCGGCGTTGATCGGCAACTTGGTGGCCGATCCGGCGCCAACGGTGATGTCGACGCCGTCCTCGATGCCAATCACCGCAAGCATCGGCACCCGGGCGACGTGCAGGATGTTGTCTTGGTCGCTTTGGGACTGCCAATGCTTGATGTTCATGTTCGCCAGCTCAAGTAGCGGCGGTGTCGCGGTCATGAAGCCGGTGCGCTTGGTGTAGAAGGTTGTCAGCGGGATCTCAGTGAGGCTTGTCAGCCCTTCCGCGTTCTTCTGCCATACCTTCGCACCCTTGCCGTCATCAACTTCGATGTAGGTCGACCAGGCACCGGGAACCAGCACGCGGATCTGCACGACACTCTTTGCGCCGAACTCGCCATCGTCGACCTCGACGCACTCCATGTAGCGGAACTGGGTCAGCACCTGCTGGCCGCCCTTATTGGTGGACCTCCAGCCCAGCACCTGGCCGGGCTTGATGATCACCGCATATGGGCGCACACCGGCGGACTTCTCGTCAGCCTTGGTTTTTAGGCCGTCTGCCTGTGGATAATCCACCAGCACGTGGCATAGGCCATGGGAAAGTCCGGTGCTAAATACAGACTGCCCCCAAACCTGCAGGTTATTACCCTGGAGGTCGAAGTCCTCGGCCATCTCCTTGATTAGCTCAGGGACGTCCTCAGTCAGCGTGATCGGGTCAGCGAATACGCGCCCGGTCATGTTCTGTACGGTCTCGCTGTACGCCGGCAGCAACGTAGAGGTCTTGAGTCGGGACTGATAAGCGTCCGACTCTTCCTTCGGCCACCGTGGCAGATACTTGGTACCGGCCTTGCGCATGGCCCTTGTGCCACCCATGAGAGCGTCAACAATGGCCCAGTCCAGTCGCATCTCGTCTACGACAGGGAGCGTTTTGCTCGGGTCATCACTGCTCATATTCAAAGTCTCAGAGATTCTTGGGAGGCGGTGCGCGCTCTGATCGGGTAGCGCTTGGCGATGAAGTAGCCTGCGGCGTCGTTCATGTGGTCGTGACCCTTTTTCGGGTCTTTATCAGGCTCGCCCTTGTCGGTGTATGTCTGACGCTCCAAGCACATGGTGAGCTGTGGGCATTGGTCGATATTGACCTTCAGCCGGCGCTCGCCGTAAGTGTTCAGGAACATGGCGTTTACCGAGTTGATACGGTCTTTCACGCCTGGGTTTGTCGAGTCAACGACCACTGTGAATCCGGCCTTGCGCAGCAATGAGAGATCAGACTCGCTCGCATTCTTACTGCTGGTGTTCTGCCCGCTGGCATCCGGGTAGACCGTGATTGAGTGCCCTACGAACCGGGCCTGAATCTTCTCGATCATTTCCGGGGTGTCGCGCACCTTGTGGAACTCATCAAGAGCCAGCGGCAAGCCTTCGCGCACCACGTAAACGACTGCGGCCATCTTCATGACGTTGAAGTCCATGCCGATATGGATCGCCTCACCAGGCTCAATACGCGCTGTTGTGCGGCAGTCTTCGCGGTTGAACGTGTAGTAGATGACGCCGGAATAACTTTCGAACCCTGCGTCGTATTCCTGGCGGAACGTGCGCGGATCCATCTTGCGCTTGGCGGCTTCCAGCTCTTCAGCCGGGACATTCCCGCCCTGCAGCGACGTGTACTGCCAGCTTTTGTGGTCTGGCTCACCGCCAGGCTGGCCGTCTTTGAACGTGTCATAGCAGTGATTGAAGCCTTTTGGCGTGCCAATACGCAGGGCATGACCGCCTTTGCGCAAACCAATGCCGGGGACCGTGTATTGGCAAGTCGAAAGCATCGGGCGAAGGACTTCTTCCCATGCGGCGTATTTGCAGTCGGCCCACTCATCCACCAGAGCAAAGAACAGGCCGGACCCGCGAAGGTCGTCGTAGTTGTCGAGACCCACGCAGCGCATGACGTGCCCAGACTTCAGCACAATCGAACATTCCGTCTCGTTGGGTCGCGATTCGCGCCAGGACAAAGGGATCGCCTGCTTCAGCCGGCGCCAGAAGACGCGCTTAGCCTGCTTGAACGTCGGAGCGCAGTACCAGATCTCGTCCTCGACGCTTACCCCCCACTCAGCAGCCAGGCGAGCGGCGCGGCGCATCTCGGCTTTACCCAGGAAGGTCTTGCCGAACCGGCGGCCGCACACCGCATCCCGGAAGCGCGCTTCTGGCTGGAAGCCCCAGCAGTAAATGTTCGCCTGCTTTGGCGTCAACTTGACCGGCGCGTCAAAGGTGCGGGGTAGTCGGGACATTCTCGTCTGGCTCCAGCGTGTACTCAGCAACGGCGTGCTGCTGGTCCGCCTGGGAGCCCAGGGGTTTTTCAGGTTCAAGCCGGCGATTCACGTAGACGTCACCGACCTCTTTGGCGGCCTGCTCCAGTAGCTGGGCAGTCAGCGCCATGTTCTTCATAGTTTCGGCCTTCTCGGCCATGCGACCAAGCGTGCGGAGTCGATACGCTCGGTTGGCGATCGGGATGTCTTCGGTCTCTTCTCGGAAGCGCTTGCGGGCATCGCGGAACATGGTCGCCCACTTCTCGCCGAGCGCCTTGCCAGCAGCTTTGGTCGGGTCATGTGATTCGCATTGCTGGCGGGTGACAACCACGTTGAATTCTTTTAAGACGGCCTCGACAACCTGTGAAGGTGTGTCAAAGCACGCCAATGCCTGAACAATGAAGGCTTTCACCTCACTTCGAAGAGCTGCCATAGGTGATCATCCGTCTAAGCCTGTCTAAAAATCAGGCCGACTTGAGCAGACAGGTTCCGCAGGCCCTTGCAATGTTCAGTTTTCCCACCTCGGCAGGCTTGTTTGCTGCGTCTACCAGTACCTGGACATCAGCACTTGCGCCGTAACGGCGAACCACACCGACGAACTCTTCAACGTCGTGTCCGCGCATCTCCAGCTTCGGCAGACCTTCCTGCGTGAACTTGGGAGCACCGAATGCATCCTTCGCCTGGGCGATGTGGTAGCACTCGTGTTCAACCAGGGCGCAGAAGTCGACGTTCGAACACTCGGCACAGTAGTCAGCGGCAAGAGTGATGATGAAGGCCGGCACGTCGCCGAACCAATCACGCATCTGTTGCTCCATTCGGGCTCTCTGCCACCCACCGGCACGGAACGCTACCTGTTCGGCCTGGCCCAGGACAGTGCGCCCCTGCTTGCTGAAGCTCGACGACGCCCACATGATCCGGATGTCTGCATCCAGTAAGTGCGCATGGTCTTCGTTGTGAATGCTGCCGGTGTCGGCAAGGATCTCGGCTTGGAGCCATTCCCACACCTCAGGTGCCGGTGTCAGCCGGATACCGAAGTCGGAGAGATCGGACAGCTCAAGCAGTGACGCTGGAGGGTATGGTCTGTCCATGGCGACCTCATTGCGCGCCACGATTTGGCGCATTCGAAAACGTGGTGCAAACTAATCAGCGCTGCGATGCGGCAGCTTGATATCTGCAAGACGGTCCGCCCAATCACTGATCTTCTTCACACCGATAAACCCAATGCCAGCGCCCAGCGATGCCGTCAGGTTCTCCGGCAA